GGTAGAAAAGCATTCCTAGATGAAACAGTGGACTTCGGAGCATCCGATGACCCAATGAAAGCAAGTGATATTGCTAGAGCAAAAAGAGGATTAGTCCAGATACCTATGACAGGAGGCACTATTGCTTTCGGTTATAATATGACTGGTTGTGATTTAAAACTCACACAAGAGCAAGCAGTACAGGTTGCTATCGGTGAGATAAACAACTGGTCACAGGTTGGTTGTGAAGAACATCCAATGACTTGGGTGTATCGTTCTGATGGTTCTGGTACTACTGCTGCATTTACTAGATCGATGAATGAGTTTAGTAAGAAGTGGAAACTTGGAGTTGCTAAATCAGTTGCTTGGCCAGTTGGTATAGGTAACAAAGGTAATGCTGGTGTTGCTGGCAACATTAGAAATCAAATTGGTTCTATTGGTTATGTTAATCAGTCCTACATTAAGGGTGAAGTCAGAGCTGCTGCTCTTCAGAATAAGAATGGTGAGTTTATTAAACCATCAATTGAGTCAGGTGCTTTGGCACTCAATGGGATATCACTTGATGAAAACCTCGCAGGGACAGACCCTAACCCTACAGCAGAAGGGGCATACCCTATTGCTACGCTTACATGGGTACTTGCTTATGAAACTGGTAATGGTAACAAGACTGAAGCAGTGAAGGATACCTTTAGAACGTTACTCTCTACAGAGTATCAAGAGAAGGCATCTGTGCTAGGTTATGTACCACTGAGAGGTGACATACTAGAGAAGTCTCGTGCTGCTGTTGACAAGATCGGCAAGTAGTGTTATGATATTATTATGGAAAAAATGAAACTGATAGGGATAGGTCTAGGAGGAATTCTAGGTGTATCCCACTTTGCTATGATAGGTATGCTTGCTACTCGTAGCAACCTACCAACGTTGAATGTACCAGTTAATGAGTATACTTCTTACAGAGCAAGAGTTACTAAGGATGGATACGATATAGAATACAGAGCAAATGATCCTAAGACTGTTGTGATAACTGAGGAGGTCAAGGAAAAAGGTGGCTTTCTGGGACTTGCTAACGAAAATAAAACTATCGTTAAAGAAGTACCTGTTGATGGGTCACTCTATCCTAAGACACAAGGATATCAAAGAGATGAGATTGGAGCAAGATCTGAAGCCTGTATCAAGGCAATTGGTGGAGGAGAACAAACAGGTAGAATGGTCGGTGGGAGCGTTGGTGCTGCTGTTGCTACTACTGGTGTTGCCTCTATTCCTTTTGTTGGTTGGGTACTTGCTGGTGCTGCTACTATGATCGGAATGGATCAAGGTGCAGAGATAGGTGGTAACATGGCAGAAGATCTTAATAAGGAATGTTGAATAGTGAAGAGAACATTAATTGGTTAAATATTAAGTAATGTTACAACACCCCTACTAATGCAAACTTTTAAAATGGTTTTGATGATACTTGGTACTGTTATACCATTTACATTTATGTGGTTAACAATGATGAATTATATGATGGATGATTAATCTGCTATATAATACACAACTAAAGAGACCTTGAGGGGTCTCTTTTTATATGGAGACTTAAATGAATGTCTATTTGAATTTAAAACCAAATAATTATGGAGGTGAATGTGACCTCTTGACAGTTGATGTACCTTCAAGTTATACTGAAGAACTACTAAAGTATGTCAGACCTCTTGCTGAGGAAAAAGACGTACCAGAAACTAAAATCCTTAAGGATATCATTACCCAATCTATTAACGAAATACAACAGAGAAGTTATGAGCGTAAGAATCGTAAGACTAAGAAACGGTGAAGACGTTATTTGTGATCTTTATGAAGTTACTACTAAGGAAGATCCCGAAAAAGCGATTGCCTTTCAATTGAAAGATCCGTATTCAGTTTATACTGAAGTAGATCCTATACTTGATACATCAAGTGAAGGAGAAATACAAAAGGTCAGTTCACCTCAACTTTCCTTTGTCCCTTGGGCACCTTTATCACGACATAATACCATTATGTTAAAGTTGGAAGAAGTCATAAGTGCTTATGAAACTTTCGATGAGGTTATTAACAAATACAACGAATTAACTGGAGCAACTAATGGAAGAGGAGATGGTACAAGTACCGCAGGAAGCACCGATGCCTCTGGAGGGGGATCAAATGATGCAAGAGGCATTGAAAGTGATTTTGTTGAGGCAAAGATCGGAGTACCTGTTGGGGAAAGTGACGGAGCTGGACGAGGAGCCAAGCCTGTTAATTGAATCGTGTTATAAAATTGTGGAAGATGGGAACCAACCTATGCTGGTACCATTTCCATCATTCTCTTCACAACGTGACATGTTCTTGACATCCGAAGTAGTTTTGACTATACTGGATCCAAGTCCCGAAGTAGAAAAACTCTACAACGCTATACACAAAACTTAGATGAGTCAGTTCTACACCAACATCCAACTTGCTGGTGACACGATACTATATCGTGGATATGATAATGGAGAACCTGTGCAGTTTAGGTCACAGTTCTCCCCTACATTATACGTTTCCTCTAATAAGAGGGAGAAATATAAAACTCTAACTGGTCAAAATGTAAAACCTATAGAGTTTATGAATGCGAGAGCAGCACGTGAATTTATCAAAACCTATGATGGTGTAGAAGGATTTGAAGTGCATGGGTATGAACGTTTTGTATATCAGTATATGAGACGTGAGTTTCCTGGTGAGATTGATTACAATATCAATCAGATGAAGATCTTTGCATTGGACATTGAGGTTCAATGTGAGAATGGTTTCCCTGATGTAGAAGCAGCAGCAGAAGAAATGCTTTCGATTACCATTAAAGATATGGTGACGAAGCAATTTTATTGTTGGGCGGTTAGAGAATTTGAAGTACCTGATGGTGTCAAAGCATTTATATTTGACACTGAGAGAGATCTATTTACTAATTTTATAGAGTGGTGGGTTCATAATACACCAGACATTCTTACAGGATGGAACGTTAACCTATATGACGTACCTTATATTGCACGTCGTATCAATAGGATACTTGGTGAGAAGTGGATGAGGTCATTGTCACCTTGGAATAGGGCAAACGAAAGAGAAGTTTATGTACAAGGAAGAAAGAACTATGCGTACGACATTAGTGGCATTAATGTCCTTGATTACCTTGATTTATATCGTAAGTTTACATATACAAATCAAGAATCTTACCGACTTGACCACATCGCTTTCGTCGAACTTGGTCAGCGAAAAGTTGATCACTCTGAATACGAAAACTTTAAGGACTTCTATACCTCTGACTGGCAGAAGTTCATAGAATATAACATCCAAGACGTTGAGTTGATCGACAAATTGGAAGACAAGATGAAGTTGCTTGAACTTGCCATAACAATGGCTTATGATGCTAAGGCAAACTTTGAGGATGTGTATTCTCAGGTACGCATGTGGGACACTATCATTTACAATTACTTAAGTGATAAGAACATAGTTGTACCACCCCGAAAGGGATCTAAAAAAGATGAAAAATACGCAGGTGCTTATGTCAAGGAACCGATTGCAGGAAAGTATGATTGGGTGGTCAGTTTTGACCTTAATAGTCTGTACCCTCATCTTATTATGCAGTACAATATATCACCAGAGACCCTCTGGGAGACTAGACATCCCCGTGCGAGCGTTGAAAGGATCTTAAATCAAGAGATTGATTTTGGTGATTGTAATTATTCCGTGTGTGCCAATGGTGCTCAGTACCGTAAGGATATTCACGGGTTCCTACCAGAAATAATGCAGAAAATATATGACGAACGTACGATTTATAAGAAGGCCATGCTCAAAGCGAAACGGGATAATGAAGTTTCGCCAAGTGCCAAACTACAAAGAGATATTAGTAAATTCAATAACATCCAAATGGCTCGAAAGATCCAGCTCAATTCGGCTTATGGTGCCATTGGAAACCAGTACTTTAGATACTACAACTTATCTAATGCTGAGGCGATTACTCTCAGTGGGCAGGTTAGCATCCGTTGGATTGAAGCAAAAATGAACAAGTATCTTAATACGATACTAAAAACAGAAGGAGAAGATTATGTTATTGCTAGTGATACTGATAGTATCTACCTCAACCTTGGTCCTTTGGTCGAGAGTGTATACAAGGGCAGAGAGAAAACTGATGAGAGCGTTGCTAGGTTCCTTGACAAGGTGTGTCAAACTAAATTTGAACCTTATATTGAAAGTTCTTACGAAGAACTGGCCAAGTACGTTGGAGCATACGAACAGAAGATGATCATGAAGAGGGAGAACATTGCCAACAAAGGTATATGGACTGCCAAGAAGAGATACATTCTTAACGTATTCAATAGTGAAGGTGTTCAGTACGCTGAACCTCAGTTAAAGGTTATGGGTATAGAGTGTGTTAAATCATCTACACCAGGTGCCTGTAGGGACAAGATTAAGGAGTGTTTGAAGGTTATTATGAATGAAGGTGAGGAAGAAGCACAAGCGTTCATCAAAAATTTTAGAGATAAGTTTGATCAGTTGCCAGTTGAAGATGTTTCATTTCCGAGAGGTTGCAATGGGATAAATAAGTGGGCAAACCCATCCAGTATATACAGCAAAGGCACACCCATACATGTGCGTGGTGCCCTATTGTATAATCATTACAACAAGAAGAACAAGTTAACACACAAGTATCCTTTAATACAGGATGGTGAGAAGATTAAATTTGTTTATCTTAAGACCCCTAATAAATTTGGGGAGAATGTCATATCTTTTTTACAAACACTACCCAAAGAGTTTAACCTTGACAAACAGGTAGACTATGATCTACAATTCAGCAAGAGTTTTCTTGAACCTATTAGGGTCATTATGGATAAGATTGGATGGAAACCAGAGAAAATCGCT